ATTCTCAACGATGCGATAAAGAAGATATTCGGCATAGACTTGCTTGGCATCGGAAAAGAGTGGATAGGCGGCTTGATAAGCGGCATCACAGGCGGGTTGTCTAGCGCGGCAGGCGCGGTGAAAAACGCAGTTGGCGGGATGCTGTCAGGCATACCGGGAGTTGGCAAATTATTCGGCGACACTAAGAAGGTTGCGGAGAGCATCCCCAAGCACGGCAACGGCGGCTTTATAACAAGCCCTCAATTCGCAATGGTGGGCGAAGATGGCCCGGAGGTTATTCTGCCTTTGAGCAGGCCAAAACGGGTGCAGGAATTGCTTTCGCAAATTGCTCCCAGCCCCGCCGAAAGCCTTTCAAGAGCCATAAACAACAACAATAGCAGCAATACAAGCATAGGCGGCGCATCATTCACTTTCGCCCCGGTTATCAACGTTGGCGGCGGCGATTCGGCAAGCGTTGAAACATCTGTGCGCAATGCTTTGAGCGATGCCAGAAATTATTTTGAGAAATGGCTTAACGAGCATGAGCGCAATAAAGCAAGGGTTGCCATAGCATGACGTGGGAATACACAACAATTCAGGGCGACACTTGGGATATGCTGTCGTTTGACATTTACGGCTCGGAGAAGCTTGCCTACCTGCTGCTTCAAGCGAACCCGGCGTATATGGAAATGCTTTATCTGCCCGCTGGGTTGAAATTAACCATACCTCAAACGCCAAAGGGCAAAAGCTCGCAGCCTATGCCGCCCTGGGAGAGATGATGCAAGCGAGGCGAGTAAATTTGGAGCTTAATTACGATGGCAAGGACATCACAAGGGATGTTTGGCCCTTTGTTGAATCGTTCAAATACGTGGATAGAACGCTTGCAAATAAAATGGATGAATTGTCGGTGACATTCCAAGATGTGTCGGGGCTGTGGCAGAGTAGCTGGTGGCCCGACCAAGGCGCCAAGTTCAGCGCGAAAATTGCGGTGGATAACTGGTTCAATCAGGGCGACCATTTCGAGCGCGACTGCGGCGGGTTTGAAATTGACGACTTGGCAAGCTCCGGCCTGCCAAGAGTTTTCACAATCAGCGCGATAAGCGTTGGAATCACCAACGGCATAGCGAGGCAGCAAAACACAAGGGCGTGGGAAAACATAACTCCGATGGATATAGCGGAGGACATAGCTTCTAAAAATGGATTTAAACTGAAATGGTTCAGCAAATACAACCCAGTGCTTGCGCGATGGGAGCAAAAAAGCCAAAGCGATTTATCATTGCTGAAAGATATTTGCGAATATGCGGGTTTGATGCTGAAAATAACAAACAAGCATCTGGTTATTTTCAGGAGCGAAGAATTTGACAGCGAAAAACCGGAATTGCTGATAAGCCTGTGCGGGGATGGCGTGAAGGCCTACAGCTTCAACGCAAACAGCGCGGATGTTTACTCCGCCTGCGAAGTGAAATATTACGATTCAAAAGAAGAAGAGTTGGTTGAATATCTGTACAAGCCTGAAGGCATAAGCGGCACGCGCGGGGCCAAAAAAGAAAAAGAGGAAAAACCTAAATACGAGAGGCATGTAGAGGGCACCAAAGCGGGAGAAGAAAACACACGATTGGAAAAATGGGTTGAGATTCCGCAGGCGAAGAAACCGGAAGTGCCTGAAATAACGGAGCCGGAGGTTGGCCGCATTCTGAAAATAAACCAGCGCGTGTCAAGCCTTGCCGAAGCGGAAGAACTGGCCAAGTCATCATTGCGCAAAAAAAACATGAGGCAGACACAGGGAACTTTGACATTCATGGGGCGGCCTGATTTATACAGCGGAATGAACGTAAATGTTGCCGGGTTTGGCCGGTGGGATTCCGTTGTTTGGAATATTGAGGAAGTCACGCATGAATACAGTCGCTCCGGCTACAGCACCAGCATAAGCATCAGAGGAATTTTGGGGTATTGATTATGAATGGAGAAATATTGGCGGCATTGCGCAGCATATTCAGAATAGGGAAAGTGGTTTCCACCAACCCTGAAACCTGCACGGCACGTGTGCAGTTCTTGGATGCCGATGGTTTGGTGAGCGATGATTTGCAGATTTTGAACAGCAAAACTTTGGCCGACAAAGACTATTCCATGTATGACATTGACGAGCAGGTGGCTTGCATATTTCTTGGCAATGGCCCGTCAGCCGGTTATATTTTGGGAGCATTGTACAGCCAAAAAACAAAGCCGAATGAAAGCAGCCAGGATGTGTGGGCAAAGGAGTTCAAAGACGGCACCAAAATCAGATATGACCGCGAAGAACATAGATTGGAGGTAACAGTCAATGGCGATACGGATGTGTATGTTCAGAAGGATAAAACAATAAGCGTGGATGGCAGCGTGAATGTTGAGGCGGGGGTGGATTTGAATTTCAATGCCACCGGAGATATGAATGTTGATGCAAGCACGGCAAATATATCATGCCCCGAAGTGAATCTAGGCACAGGCGCGGCGCAAGGCGTTATCCATGCGGCTAGCCCGTGCCCTCTGTTCGGCGTGTTTCATTTGCTCCCATCCCAGACAACAAAAACCGCGCTGTGAGGATATATGGCATTGAATGCGAGCACACTTGGCAATTTGATATTGAGCAACCTGCAAGGCAAGAGCTTGGCGGCTGATGACACAGCGCAGCTATCGAAGTTCACGAATGCGATAGCGGATGCGGTTGTGTCGCACATAAAGAGCAATGCGGTTGTAAGCAGCAGCAGCATATCCGTGAACGGCGGCGCGGTTCCCCCTGGCGGCGGCCCCATCGCAAACGCAACAGGCATTTTATCGGATGGGAAAATAGCATGATAGGCAGCCTTACAAGCGGATTATTGGGCAACGCAAAGGATATAGGAATTGCCCGCCTGATGTCGCTTACGCCATTTGTGGGCATGATAGGCGATGTTATTTTTATGTCAAGCAATTTTTCCGTGCGCACATTCCAAAACCTTACCCGCAAAACAGAGGCGCAGTTTGCCGAGCATTCGGTTATATGCAAAAAGCCTGTTTCCGAGTTTACCGGAATGTCACTGGATGAGTTCAATTTGGAGGTTGTTTTGCACGGCGGCTTGGGAGTTGAGCCGCTCACCGAATACCAGCTTTTGAAAAAAATGGTCGAGAGCGGGAATCCGCATCCGATTTTTTTGCACGGAAAGCGCGAGGGCAATTTCACGCTGCGAAGCGTTGAGGGCGAAGAAACGCATTGGCACAGAGGCCGGCCTATAGTCATGGTAGTAAATATGGCCCTGCGCGAATTCATAGACAGCGTGCCAGTCAATGCGGAAATGAAATTGAGAGAAGATGAGCTAAAGCGCGGCGATACCGGCAAGGGCGGCCCGGACAGGCTGCCCGGAACAGCGGAAAAAAAACCAACGCAGGAACGCGCTTTAAAGCCAACAATAGACAAGATAACTCGCATGGCGGGAGGCTGATTATGGAAATGGATATTTTGGGAACGCCGCTTTCGGAAATAGAGATAGGTGCGACAGGCGCAAGAGAGATTGCGCAGAATGTCAAAACGATACTTGGCACATGGCGCGGCGAAGTTTTTTTGGATAGGGATTTCGGGATTGACCCAAGCATAATAGATGCTCCTATCAATGTTGCTCAGGTTCGCATGATTTCGGATGTGACGTTGCAAGTTGAAAAACAGGAGCCAAGATTTGAAGTGACGAGCGTTTCGCTTGAGCCTAGCGATGCGGGGGATGGCAAGCTGATTCCGCGCGTAATGGGAAGAATTAGGGAGGGCGTGCTGCTATGAAACAGCTTGAAGATTTGCCTGATGTTCTGTATGCGGAAATTGACACATCGAAAGTGGAAAAATCAATATTTGCCATATACGAGGGAATAACGAATAGAACGCTGTTTCCGGGCGACCCAACGCGCTTATTTCTAAGCACTCTTGCGGCGGTTATAGCGCAGCAGAACGCCATAAGCGATTACACAAATAAGCAAAACCTTCTCCGCTATGCAACCGGCGCGTTTCTAGACCATCGGGGCGTGGAATCGGATGTGTGGCGGCTTGATGCCTGTCCCGCAAAAACTGTTTTGCGATTTTCGCTGCAAGAGCCGCGAGCCGTGGCAACCGCCATTCCGCCCAAAACACGGGCAACTGCGGATGGCAGAATTTTCTTCGCAACCGATGCCATAGCGCTTATACCCGCCGGAGAATTATACGCTGACATAAATGCTACTTGCCTGGCACACGGAATTGCTGGCAATGGGCTGATTGAAGGGCAGATAAACAGGATTGTTGATGCCGTGGCATTCATAGCAGGCGTTTCAAATATCACGGAAACAAATGGCGGTTCCGATGCTGAGGATGACGAATCTTTTCGCAACAGAATTAGAATACGCCCGGAGAGCTTCACAACGGCTGGCTCCGAATTATCGTATGTGTATTGGGCATTAACCGCCCACAGCAACATAAACGATGTTTCCGTTTTATCCCCTCTGCCTGGCGTCGTGAATATATTTGTTCTTTTGAAAAACGGAAAAGTGCCAGAGCCTGACAGCGAAGAAATAAAAGCAGTTGAGCGAGTGCTGAATAACCAGAAACACCGCCCGATAACTGACATGGTGGTTGTTTACCCCATAAACGCAGAGCCAGTGGATTACACGGTGACCTGGTTTTTATCCGAATCGCAAGGCGCGATGTTTGAGCAAATAAGCGCCGCTGTTGCGCAAGCCGTCAAAGAGTACGAGGCTTGGCAGATTGAGCGCGCGGGCCGCAGCATTGTTCCCGACAAACTCATACAGCGATGCCTGGGAGCAGGCGCGCGGCGCGTGGCGCTGAACGGCTTGGAATTTACGCAAATAGATGGGTCTAGCATTGCGGAATTTGCGGAAAATCCTGATAGAATTATTTTTGGCGGGATAGAAAATGAATGAGTTTAAATTTGCGGACTTGCTTCCGGGAAGCATAAAAAACGACCTTAAATTCAAGGCCGCCGCCGAATGCCTTGACGAGCTGTTCAAGCAAACAAATGAGCGCGCGAAAACTCTGTTGATATATTCCCGCATAGACGAACTGGACGAGCAAACGCTTAACGATTTGGCTTGGCAATTCCATCTTGACAGCAACGAAGGGTTTAGCCTTTTGCAAAACGCGCAGGAAAAGCGCGAGCTAATCAAAAACGCAATTAGAGTTCATCAGTACAAAGGAACCCGCTGGAGCTTGGAAACAGTCGCAGAAATAATGCGAATGCCCATAATTATCGTGGAATGGTGGGAGAATTTGGATTACGGAACGAATTTGGAGCCTTATGAATTTGATTTGTTCGTAGATACAAGCGTTAGGGGAATGGAAGAAAATTTTGAGCTAGATTTATTGAGGCTTATTCAGAATTTAAAAAATGTCCGGTCTCATTTGCGCCGCATAAACGCAATGACAAAATTAAATTCAGAATTTTACATGGGCGTTGGCGGCACTTTCGCAGAATTTGGCAAAGTATTCCCTGAATTTCCGCTGGAGATAGCAGGCCGCAGAACTATGCGGCTGTCGGGCGGATATTATCAAGCATTGAAGGGTATTGTTTACCCGGCAACCTCAACACAGGAGACAACAGCATGAGCGACACGATTCAAAGATACAAGGCCGTATTCACGCCTTTTGGGAAGCAGCAGGCGCTTAACGCCTATGACGGCGGCAGCGCAATAGTCATCTCATACATGGGCATAGGCGATGGCGGCGGCGAAGAATACACGCCGCAATTCGGGCAGCAGGATTTGCTAAATGAATGGCATGAAATAGAGGCAAATTCATTAAGCAGAGACCCAACCAACCCTCACTGGCTGATTGCGCAGGGCTTGATAAGGGAAGATGTAGGCGGGCATTGGATTCGGGAAATTTCGCTTAAAGACGGGCAGCATAGAGTTTTGGCTGTCGCATCCTGGCCGGGCACATACAAGCCGATTCTTGAAGAAGGCTCCGCAATGTCCTCGGTTGTGAGATTTGTTTTGGAAGTTCAGGACACGGATGTGTTTGAGCTTACCATTGACACGAGCTTGGCTCTCGTCACGCGCAATGAGTTTTTGGATAGGGTTCAGCAGCAGCAGAACGCTCACGAAACCCATATCCAAAGGCAGCAGGACGTTCACGGCTCCACGTCAAACGCAACGCCAAACGCAATAGCCGAAAGGGATAATTTGGGCAGGGCATCTTTTGGCGCGCCTTCCGAATTATCCCACGCCGCGCGGCTGAAAGAGGTTAATGACGTTTTTGAAAAAATAAAGAGCACAAATTATTTTACCGATTTGCGCGATGGGAAGGTTTACAGAACGGTCAAGATAGGCAAGCAGGTTTGGATGGCAGAAAACTTGGCATGGACTGGGGCTGGCTCGTGGTATAACCCGCCTGGCGACAGGGAGCCGTTCAACAAGGCAGGGAGGCTTTACACATGGGCGCAGGCTTTAACAGCGGCACCCCCCCCTGGCTGGCATTTGCCCACGGATGCGGAGTGGTATGAGCTGTTCCGCTTCGTGGACGGCGTGACGGGCGAAGGCCCTTACGAGAGCGCAACGGCAGGCGCGCTGCTCAAGGCCAGGAGCGGGTGGAACAATAACGGCGGCGGCACGGACGACTTCGGTTTTACGGCTCTCCCCGGTGGCAGCCGCGATGCTGGTAACATATTCTACAGTCTTGGTAGTATTGGGAACTGGTGGAGTGCCACGGAGAGCGATGGTAGCTCAGCCTACCGCTTCATCATACCATCTGACCCCTCGAAAACCCGCGCAAGTAAGACTATCTCGTTGAGTGTCCGCTGCCTCCAGAACGCCTTTTGATATGCGATGACAAGCAAATTTTGCTTGGCGCAATTTCACGCATAAGGGAATTTATGCGTGAAAATTTGAAATTGACTTTGCATCCGAAGAAAATAAGGCTTCAACCGGCGAGCAAAGGATTCTCTTTTTTGGGAGCTTATATATATCCAAATTATTTAAAACTTGGTAAAAGAATTGAGCGCAATTTCAGAGAATGTGTTTTCAAGCCAAATACAAGCAAAGGAAAGCAGGCGCAGATGGTTCAAAGCTATCTAGGCTTGCTTAAACATTTTTAAAATAGTTTTACCTTGAAGCATAAGCAAATAATTTTCTAGTTTTTCTAATATGGATGCGGCAAACTTAAATCAGATAATAGAAGCAAGCGGAAAAATAAGCGGCCTTTGGCAGTTCCTGACATTTATAATTACAGCGGTTGGCATTCCACTTGCAATATGGCTGGCAGACCATTGGGTGAAGCAAAGCAAAAATTTGGAGAAGGAACAGACGAAGAACAGAGTGCTTTTGCGCGACAAGCAAATGAATGAATTTAAAACAGAAATGGATAAAAAATCAGAGGAATTGCACGGCTTGGGAAAATCATTCGACCGGCATATAAACGACCATAAGGATAAAGATTTTGGAACAGAGCAGCAGTTGAAAGGGCTTGACATACGATTGCAGCGAATAGAAATGAATTTAATAGAGCGCAAGGAGTTTTCGGAATTGCAAACAAATATACACAATATGGATAAACATATAGTGAAAATAATGACTATTTTAGACGAGCGGTTTCAAAAAGCTGTGTAATAATTCTATAATTCCAAGCTGTCTAAATCTTTTGCGAAAACCGCAAAGCCTCCCATATTCTCAACCATTCTTTGCCAGTTTTTCTGCTGCTCGGAAATTCTGCCGCCCTCGCCCTTGACTTCAATACTCACGAAACGCCCTATGGCTTGCCCGGCCATTTCGGGGGTTATGATTATTTTCTGCACCCCTATCAAATCAGCGGAGCCAGGGCAAAGCCCGAATGTGGTTGGATGTGCGTTAGAAAGCACAACAACGCCGTTTTCCTGCCGCAATAGCTTTCCTGTGTATCCAAAGCCGCAAGTGTTGCGGAACAGCCTGACATCGCTTCTGGAACCTAGCTTGCGCAGTATTTCAGCTTGCAGCTTTTTTTCGCTTGTTGCCATTTTCCAAAACCGCCTTTTTGCCGGTTAAAGTTTCCCATCTCTTAACAATAACATCGCAATAAATAGGGTCAATTTCCATCATGCGGCAAATGCGGCTGGTTTGCTCGCAGGCTATGAGCGTGGAGCCGGAGCCGCCAAAAATATCAAGAACAATATCGTTTGCCTCGCTCGAATTTAGAATAGCATTTTCTACTAATTCAACGGGTTTCATTGTCGGGTGCAACTTGCTCTCTCTTGGCTTGTCTATGAACCAGCAGCTTGTTTTGTGCTTGCCTTTCATTATTTTCTTGTGGGTTTTATTCCAAGTGAAAAGAATAGGCTCGTGCTGGTAATCGTAGTCCAGCCTTCCCATCGAAAACGTTGGCGAATTTTTTATCCACATTAAAACGTGCCTGGCTTCCAAACCGGAGTCTTTCATCATCATCATCATCATCCCTAATCCGCCTCCTTGCGGGGCAGTTACATACACGGCGGCACTGTTATTCAAATGCACTTTCGCATTCTTGAAAGCCGCAAGCAATATTTTGTAAAGCTCATTGGGTTTCAAAGTATCATTCTTTAGATTTTCCGTGCAACGGCCTGATTTTTGAAACTTGTTAAGAAACTTGTTTTTATCCCCGATTGAAACGCCGTAGGGCGGGTCTGTGAATATCATATCTATATTTTTTTCGCCTATGAGTTTTTTTAGATTATCTTCATTCGTGCAGTCGCCGCACATGAGCCTATGGCCGCCTAAAAGCCATACATCCCCATTCTTGGAAATAGGCTCCGCAATTTCTTCGGCTGCGCTGTCAGCATCAAAATCATCCTCAACGGATGTTTCGTCTTTTTCAAGCCCGGCAAAAATATCATTCAATTCAGCATCGGAAAAACCTGTTACCGATAAATCAAAATCTATGTTTTTCAATTCCGCTAATTCGCTTGCAAGCAAATCTAAATCCCACCCTGCATTAAGCGCAAGTTTATTATCCGCAATAACCAGAACGCGGCACTGCTCATCGCTCAACGAATCTAAAACAATGCAAGGCACCGTTTCAATCCCGATTCTCTTGGCGGCCAGCAACCGCCCATGCCCGGCGATTACCGTTTTATCCGGTTTTATCAAAATCGGATTAGTCCAGCCAAATTCCTTTATGGAGTTTGCTATTTGCGCTATCTGCTCCTCCGAATGCGTACGGGCGTTGCCAGCGTAAGGAATTAGCGCATCCGTTGCAATCTTTACCACCTTCATATTAGCTCCTTTAATGGCAAAAGTCTGGGCTTCTTTTTGCCGTTGAAAATTCTGCCGTTGAAAACGCACTGTGCCCAGTATTTAGGATTCTTGTAGCCTCGCGATATTCCGAGCGCGGTCAATTCGTCTAAGCTCTTTGCCTTTCTGCGTTCCGTGTTTGCGGCTGTCTTTATTTTTATCGCCTCAACCGCTTTTAGTTCGCCTTCAATCCTCTTTAGCTCTTTTCTGCTCAATGCGGGTTCGCCGCCGCATTCCGGGCATTTTTTCACCGATACCGGAAAAACGATAAAGCAATTTTTGCACCGCCGGAACTGCGGAATGGATTCTTTTTCTTTTTCCCTTCGGCGTTTTATCCCCTCCAAGCTCCAATCGCTTATATACTCAATAAACCCATGCTTCAAAGAATTTCCCACATGGTCTAGTATTATCGCTTTTTCTTTGCCTGGAGCCATTCTTAGCGCCCTTCCCGCCTGCTGCACCCAAACGGCCAAACTAGCGGTAGGGCGCAGCATTATGGCGGCAGAAACGGCTGGCAAATCAAAGCCCTCCGAAATCAGTTCGCACGATGTGAGAACTTTTATTCTGCCTTCCGCAAAGTCCTGTATTTTTTGCCTGCGCAAAACATCCGCGCCGTCTATGGATTCCGATGGCACTCCGTTTTCCCTGAACTCCTTTGCCACATTTTCTGCGTGCTTGACAGTTGCGCAAAACGCAACCGCCTGAGCATCCGGGCATATTTTTTTGTAATGCGAAATGGCATCGCCGGTTACGTGCGGCTTGTCCATTCGCGCTGAAATTTCCCCTTTGTCATAATCGCCGGAAATCAATTTCACATCTTCAAAATCCGCTGCTTCCGGCGGGGCATAATACACGGGTTTCGCAAGCCTTCCATTTTGCATAAGCTCATTTGCGGTTGGCCCCAACACCATGCAATCAAATATTTCTCCCAGCCCCGCGCCGTTCATGCGCCAAGGCGTTGCGGTAACGCCGAGTATTTTTGAGCTGCTGAAATGCTGGATAATTTTTCGCCACGTGTTCGACAAAACATGGTGAGCCTCGTCAAAAATTAAAAGCGTTGGCGCGTTTATGTTTTGCAGCCGCCTTGCAAGCGTTTGAATGCTCGCCACTTGTATTTCGCAGCCGTTTGAAATTTGCTTGCCTGCTGTTATTGTTCCATGTGAAACACCGAATTTATCAAGCGTGCTGCAAGTTTGCTCTAGCAATTCTTGACGATGCACCGCAATAATCACCGAATTGCCTTTGTCTGATGCTTTTTTTGCGATGTCCGCAAACACGACTGTTTTCCCAAACCCGCACGGAGCAACCAAAAGCGGAGCTTTGTAGCCATTGCGGTATTTTTCCTGCAATTCGCAAACGCATTTTTCCTGGTCGTGATATAGCTGCATAACTTGCTAACTAATTTATATTTTTAAAACAAAAGGCAGGATTTTTTTTGAAACATAATTTAAGGATAAGGGCTTCAATGCTTCCGGCATACAACGACTGCCCGCGCAGAGCGGCGGCGAGGCAGTTCAGGCGTGAAATTGAAAAAGCCGGATACGCGCTCAATTCCGAATTGCCGTCAATAGGAGCGGCGGTTGGAACGGCAACGCACGCTATGGTAGAGGCTTATTTTAATTCTAGGATTTTGCTAGAAAATTATTCAGAAGAAAATTCGGCAATGAAAGCCCTGCAAGCATTGAAGGAAGAAACCAGCAAGGGCTGCATCTGGGATGATTCAACGCCGTCAATAGAAACCGCCGAAAAACAGATACGGCGAATGGCCAACGTGTATATTGAGGAGCATGGCAAGAATTTGAAGCCGGTTGCGACTGAAATTCGCATAACGGCAAGCATTGACGAAGGCTGGGAGCTTTCCGGGCAAATAGATTTGCTTGCCGAAGATGAAAACGGGAATTTATGGCTGCGCGATTTGAAAACAGGAGCGGTTTCCCGCTCGCATCACGCGCAGCTTGGAGCGTACTCATTGCTTTTCCGCACATCGCCGCCGGATAACCTGCCTGCGAAATTGAAAGGGGCAGCGATTGATTTTGTGAAGCGAACGCCAAAAACACGGCCTCAGGATTCGATTAAAATCACCGAATACGATGTTTCGCTTTGCGAGAAAACCGCATGGGCCACAATTCAAAGGGTGGTTAGAGATATGCAAAATTTCCAGGATTCAAGAGACCCCTATTCATTTCCCGAAAACCCGATGAGTATGTTATGCAATAAGACTTACTGCATAGCGCACGGAACAGATTTTTGCCCTATAACAAAGGAGAAAAACAATGGCAAATAACACTATCAAAGCACCGCAAGCGAATGAAAACAATCCGCTTGAGCAATTCTGCGCAACGCTGACCAGCCGCCAAATGGAAATAAAAGCATTGCTTCCCAAAAGCATAAGGCTTGAAGCATTTAAGCGCGTGGTAATCACCGTATTGCAAGAGAAACCCGAAATGCTGGCGGCAGACCACAAATCGCTTTTCGAGGCCTGCCTGAAATGCGCCAAAGACGGCTTGCTACCTGATGGCAAGGAAGCGGCGTTTGCAATATTCAACTCCAACATCGCAAAGAAAAACGAGCCGCCTATATGGATAAAGAAAGTGGCGTATATGCCGATGGTGGGCGGCATAAAAAAACAGATATGGCGCACCGGCGAATATACATACATCTCCGCAAATCCTGTTTATGAAAATGACGATTTTGATTATTGCCTTGGCGATGACGAATACATCAAGCATAAACCGGCAATGAGCAGCAGAGGCGATGTAATAGCCGCTTATGCGATTGTCAAAACAAAGAACGGCGAATTCATGCGCTCCGTTTTAACGCGCGAAGATATAGATTACATTCGCTCAAAAAGCAAAGGCAAAGATGGCGAATTTTGGAATGAGTGGTACGACCGGATGGCGGTTAAATCCGCGCTTAGGCGGCTGGCGGGTTATCTGAATCTTTCTGTGGATTTTGGCGATGATGACGACAGCGAAATTCCCATTTATGAGGAGCCGAAGAAATTGGCCAAACCGGAAGAATCTCCCGCTTTGCCGAAACCGGAAACAGTGCCCGCTTTGGCAAAACCTGAAGCCGCTCCCGCTTTGGCAAAACCGCCTGAAGAACCAACGCTGATGCCACAGCCAAAGCCGCAAACGCAAACACAGCCGCAAACACAGCCGCAAAAGCAGATTAACACAGCAAAGCAAAAACCATTCTAACAGGGGTAAAATATGCAAGTGAGCATTTCAAATTTCAGGGGAATCAAGGATGCCGATTTTGATTTGGCAAACATAACCATAATAGGCGGCGAGAACGGCGCAGGCAAAACAAGCATCATGCAGGCTGTCTCTGCCGCACTCACGGGCGAATGCCCCGTAAAAGATTTAAAAAAGCAAGATTACAAATATCTTGTGAAAATGGGAAAAACCACCGCCAACATAGAAATTAAAACCGAAAACGGGCGCGCGGTTATGCAGTTTCCAGACGGCAAGGGCTACACGGATGGTTCCCCTCCTTTTTCATCCGTGTATGCCTCCGGCCTCCAATCCCCGCTTGACATGAAGAAAAGCGATGCCGCCGAGTGCTGGATTGCCTTGCTGAAAGCGGAGCCGACAATGGAAGATTTGGAAAAAGAATTGGCAAAAGAAGGCGTTGCTAATTGCGATGCGGTTGTTAAGGCTGTTTCCGCAAAGGGATGGGATGGCGCGGTGGCCCAATTCAAAGAAGAAGGCACAAAGCTCAAAGGAAAATGGGAAAGCATCACAGGCGAGCGTTACGGCACTTCCAAGGGCGAATCATGGTGCCCTAATGGTTTTGCCTTAACAGATACAAGAGAGAGCCTGCAAGAGGCCTTAAACGCCAAAAAAACGGCCTATGACGAATCGGTCAAATCAAACGCCATAAGCGATTATGAACGCGCAGGCTTGGCAGAAAAAGCCGCAAATCTTAAAGAGTTGAAAACAAAACTTGCCGCCGCCGAAAAAGAAAATCAAAAAAAAATACATGAAAGCAATTTAGCGGAAGAAAATTATATAAAAATGCAAAATGCGGAAAATCCCTATAAATGCCCTCACTGCGGCAAGGCTGTGAAAATTGACGGCAAAAAACTTATACCGGCAAACGCGCCAGCAACGAATATAGGAGTGGATGTTGATAAAATCGCAAAGGAGCGCAAAGAAAAAAAAGCGGCTTGCGATTTATCGTATTCAAATTTGGCCGCCATAAAAGCAGAAATCAAGGCGGCAGAGGATGCACAGGAAAAATTGAATTCTTCCACCGTTGCCGAGCCAAACACAGCCGCCGCCGATGACTTGCAGGCGGCAAAAGACGCGCTGGCCGCATACGATGCCTATTGCGAGGCAATTCAGGTTCACAAAAAAATAATAAGCTACATAGAAATTGTGAAATTGCTTGCGCCGGAGGGATTGAGAAAACGCCATCTTGAAAACGCATTAAAAGAATTTAACTCTGTGCTGAAAAATCTATGCGAAGAAGCGGAGTGGGGAATAGTTGCCATAGAGCCTGATTTATCGGTGTCGTTTGACGAGAAGCCGTATTTGCTTTTGTCTGAATCCGAGCAATACCGGACACGCTGCACTGTGCAGGCGGCGGTGTCGATGCTGGATAAATCCGAATTGCTCATTTTTGACCGCGCCGATTTGCTTACAAAAAAGGGGCGCAACGGGTTATTTGCGCTTTGCGTGAAAACAGGCTTGCGTTCAATTATTTTCTTGTCTGCGAATGACAAAACGGATATTCCGAATTTGATTGACGGGAATGCCACGTTTTGGGTTGAGAACGGAACCATTGCGCAGGTCAATTAGGAGCAAATTAGCAAGCGAATTTAAAATAGTGTTTTTTGCAGCTTGCGTTATTTACAATTCGCAACTGATGGCATTTTTCTTTTGCGCGATTGTAAATATCAGGGTTTTCAGTTACCATGCGGTAAAATTTATGTTTTGTTATGCTGTGTTTTGTTTCGTTGAATTTCTCCCATATAGAAGTGAGGTTCATGCCTTGGTCTATTAGGCTGTTGATGTAATTTTTATTTTGCCAAAAGATTTTTTTTACATCTTCTTCTTTTGGAATTGCGTTTTTTGACTTATGCGATTTGCTTTCATAATGGATGTGGTTTTCAGCTAAAAAATTATTCAGTGTCTTTTTTCCGCAGTGAAGAATATTCGTTATTTTGTATGCGCTGAATCCTTGGGCTATATAGTCTTTTATATCTTTTACTTTGCATTTCAGCTTGTAGCGTTTGTTCTTTTTCCCTATAGGCCTGCCTAAAATAACGCCTTCCGCTCTGCGCCGCTCAAGCCCTTCCTTTGTGCGCTTGACAATCATCTCCCTTTCTATTTGCGCGGAAATTCCAAAAAAGCAAATAGCCATAGTGCTTATTATGTCGCCTTTTTTCAGGACATTAATATTATCTTTAACGCTGTAGATTGCGATGTTGTTTGTTTGAGTGCAAAACTCCACAATGCGAAACAGCATAAACACGGAGCGAGCCAGGCGGCTAATCTCCGACACTATAATTGTGTCGCCGTCTTTTGCTTTTTTCATAAGCAAGCCCAGCTTGCGTTTTTCGTATTCCGTAACGCCGGAAACACCCTCATCAGAAATCCATTCGTCTATGAACAATCCCAGCTCTTGAGATTTTTTAACGATTCCGATTTTTTGGCATTCCACATCCTGCTTGTCGGTGCTCACTCTTATATAACCAAATACCATATAGCTACCCTCTGCCGCTTGTTTGGCGGCGTTGATTGTTGATTGAATTTTTTGCAAAAAAATAACGTATGCCGAAAATTATTCTCGCGGCATTTCTATTTTCTGCCGTTTCCGGCTTTTAAATTTTCCAGCTTTTCGGCTACGCAAAACAAAAAAAACTGCCTTACATCCTTTCTGTCGGAGTAGCCAGCTTTTGCCAAGTCCCTTAGCATCTTTTCTGTCAGGACTATTTGCAGCCGTTCATTGCCTTTTTTAATCGTCATGCCACCCCCTTTGTTTCTTCTGCGTTTTTCTCTGCCGCTTTCATTTGAGCCATCCTTGCCGTTTCCGGCGGTTGCCCGGCAACATTGCCAGTTAATTATAAATATACATTATTTTTTTAAAAAGTGAGCGAAAGACCTCACTTTTTTTGCTTTTTTCTGCAAAAATGCGTGATATTCATCGCTTTTTATCGGTTTTTTTGCTTTTCCCCCTCCCCTTTGGCCCCAAAATGGTCATCTCTCCTTGTTTTTTCCGCAGTTAAAATTTCTAACTGAACGGAGTTCTTTGGCAATTTCCGTAATTTCCGAATAAAACTCGCAATTCTCTGCCTCATAAAACCAACTGTAAAAAGTGCCTTTTTTAATGGGCGTTATTTTGTTCAATTCCGTATAGATATGATTTCTGTTTTTGCCTTCCTTTATCAAGGAAATTATCAAGTCTTTTTTTGAATCCAGCCAGTTCAAAACCCTTTTTCTCTTGTATTTGGATTCTTCGTTGTCCGCTCGCATTTTATTTATTTTGCGTGGATTTCCAATATTGTTCAATTTGCAGAATTTATCCAAAGTGATTCGGCTCACTTTATAAATACACGCAATTTTGAAAAAACTCACATGATTTTCCGCAAGTTTTTTTATCTCTTCCTGCTTGCCATCTAATTTTTGCATTTTGTTTTTCTTGCCTAGCGGCCTGCCAAACAACACTCCATTTTGCCTGCGCCGTTCAAGGCCTTCTATGGTTCGTTTGACAATCATTTCCCTTTCTATCTGCGCCGCCGTGCCATAAGCAGACAATATTATTGCAGACACAACATCATTTTTTTTCAAAACTTGGCTTTCCTTTACGGAATATATTAACGCATTTTTTATTTGCGTTATTTGCTCCACGATTCTAAACAGCATAAACACGGAGCGGGCCAAGCGGCTAATTTCCGACACTATAATTATGTCGCCTTCTTCTATTTCCTTCATGAGTGTTCCAAGCTGGCGTTTCTCATATTCTTTTGTGCCGCTCACTCCATCGTCAGAAATCCATTTTTCAACGACAGTATCGAGTTCCCGTGCTTTGCGCTCAATGCCTATTTTCTGATTTTCAATATCCTGCTTGTCGGTGGATACTCTTATATATCCGTATGTCATATCAACCTCTCCAGCACTTTAAGCGCATTGTTGCCGTATTTTTCTATGACAATATCTTCCATGCTTTTGCCATCATCTTCATAATCGCCGTGTTCATCGTGCAAAAATTCGTCAAATTTAAATATGTCTATTGTTATTTGTTTTAAAATTACAGACATTAATCCATCGTAGAAATCCCTTATGGGGATTCCAAACGATTTATGAAAATCAAGGTTTGCCTTTCCTGATTCACAAAATTTGTATTTGGCCTCATAATCTATGTTACACATAATCTCTCCTCCTTGTTGCATTTGCAACAGAAATGTACTGCGTTTTGCTGAAAATCAGAATTTCGTATTCGGAGCTTTTCGGCCAGTCGCATATTTACAAACGATGTGCCTTTGATGTCCTTCCCGCATTTGAGGCATTTGAAGTATTTCATTTACTTTACCCCGTGAAAATAAGACTTCAAAAAAGCGAAATCATCCACAATAATATCCCCCACGCTATCAACCGTGCAAAAAAAGCCGTTGCACTCTACCTGAAAGTTTCGTGGCGGTTTTGGATTTTCAAAGTAATGCAGGCAGTTTGCCTTCCCCTCTCTCTTTAATTGCGTTTCTATGCCAAGCCATTGAACCCAAACACGGGGATGGTATTTATAGATATAATCCCAATGGTATTTACCCGCCTTTATGCACGGTATGCAGTTAAAGTGGGTATCGTGTTTGTAATGCTCCGCAAAGAAAGAAAAGCCATTCGCCGCAAGCCTCTTTATGCACTCTATTTTGTCTATGCGAAGCTCAATAAGCGGGAAGCACCCCCGCCCTTTGAAAAGAATAAATTTGCTTGCCCTGTTAAGCTCCTTTTTGGAATAGTCGTAGCCTAGCACATCGCAGTAATCGCCATCGGGATAATTCTCTTTGCAAAATTTCTGTATAGGCTCTTGCTTCAAAATTCTTGTGCAGTAATTGCACATTTTGCTATTTCTGAAATGCCCGTATTTTTCCACAAGTTTTTCCAACTGCTTGCCGCTGTTAAGAATGACAATCTCTTTTTTGAACCAATCCTGTGCTTGCTTAATAACCTCTTGCATAAGCGGCAAATGCTGGTTTGTCTCGGCGAAAATAATATCCACATTGTTTTCGCCAAAACAATCCAAAGCTATCTTTGTAGCCAAAATGGAGCTTGCACCGCCCGAAAAATTCGCAAGGTATTTCATTTCTTCTCCAGTCGATATTCTAAAAAACTTTCGCAAAAATGACAAACCCATTTTTTACATTTTTTTATGTATTTGCAAAAACTTATTTGTTTGCAAAAACCGCAATATTCAAATCGTGCCATCTAAAGCCTCCTTGCTAACTGCCCAAATTCACGAATTGCTTGAATTGTCATAATCATTGTTTTGTGCTCTCCTATTTTTTTACGCCTATTGCTTCGCTATAGGCGCGTGTTGTTTCACATCACGCAGTCCTGCAGGCAACGGACAGAAAACAAGGAGGACTTAAGGATGATGTCCCAGAATGCGCCCTCGCTGCCGTAGTACATGAACTGGCGGTAGGCGTTGTAGCTATCGTTCTCGCTAGCACTCCACCAAAAGCCGCCGTTGCCGACATTGTAGAAACTGCCATCCGAGTAGCCGTAACCGCCCGGCAGAGCCGAAAAGCCTAATAGGTCGTCTCCATTGTCCTCTTTATTCCAGCCGGTTCTACTTTTGAGGTGATAGCCTAGTTTGGATTTATCTACCAAAGTTTGCAATTCATCCCATTCGCCTTTAGTCGGCAAATGCCACCCCGGAGGCACGGCCTTCTTCGCCGTCTCCCAGTCGTAGAGCCTGCCGTACTTGGCTTCGTTGGCGAGGTCGTTGTTGTAGCACTTGCCGCCAGCGTAGGCAAAGGCGAGGTTCTCTGCAAGCCAAATCTGCCTGCCTATCTTGACCGTGCGGTAAGTGCGGCCATCGCGGGGGTCGGTGAACGTGCCGAACGTGGGGGACAGCTTTGGCTCTTTTGCCTCTTTTTCCAAAAGGGAAGCCTTGGCTCTGATTTCTGATATGCGGGTTAGGAGCTTGTCCTTATCGCTATTGAGCTTCCAGTTTATGTATGCCTCAAGCTCGTTAAGCTCGGTTAAAATATGGCTGGCTCTTGATGCTGTTTCCAATTTTTCGTTTTCGCTCATAACGCCCCCTTTGCGTATTGAGTTTCTTCCCACGGCACTATTTGCGCGGTGGTAAGCCTGCTATTCAGCAGCGCGGCTATTCGCTCGTAATCTTCGCGCGTTGGCGGCGCGGCGGGTTTCGGGCGGGGATATTCCATTTTATTCTCCATCTTCTCTTCTCCTTGCCGCATAGCGGCGGTTAGACTTGTTTTGCTTTATAATCCCGTTTTCTTTTGCGGTTTGGATAACCGAGCGGGTAATATGCACAAAATCCTCTTTGTAAGTGAAAAAAACAATATCGGTTCTTTCGCCCAAATGCCTCACGTACGGAGGCGAGATGCTGTAGTGAATCCCGTCTTTGCATCGGATTTTCCACGACCGAAACAGGATGCCGTAAATTTCAAAATTGAATTTTGCAATACACGCCGTGTCGGGGTCGCTCGCTTCCTTTGGGATAAATTCAAAAAAATCAATCGCAATCATATATTCTCCTTGTTAGTTATTTTATTCCAAAAAAGTTTCTCCGTTCTATAAATTCCGTTTCCCCTGTTTATTTTTGCGATAACATTTTTTTCCCAAACCAATTCAAACCGCTTATCATTGCAGCTATATTCGCTGAAATATATAGGGAAGTCATGGGTTGCCGCCCATTCGTAGAACGCCACTTTGTTAATCTCGTTGTAGTGTATATGCTTCCACTTTTGCCATTTGCCAAATATTCCGATGTCCTGGCACCCGCTGGCGGCTTCCGTTATGCTTCCCCCGCCGCCGAACAG